TTATGTAGCAAATGAGCCTTTTATACATAGGTAACGAAAAAAGGTGATACAAAAATTTGCAATATTCGTAAAAAAGCGTACCTTTGCACCGCAATTAAGGCTGGTTCCGTAGCTCAGCTGGATAGAGCAACGCCCTTCTAAGGCGTGGGTCTTGCGTTCGAATCGCAACGGAATCACAAGGAAAAATGCTAATAGGTTCATTGACAACTTGTTAGCATTTTCTTTTTATGATAGTTGCACAATATTTGCACAACTCGCGAATAGGGAAAGAAAAAGCCGGGAAATAATTCCGGCTATATTGTTGTTTTAACCCCACCGCTGATTTTGGGAGTTGGGTCGTATTCTGCTTTTTGTCTTCGTTTCTCATCCTCGTCTTTAAGGTACTTGTTCCTTATCTCTTTGATGTCATTCGTCATTTCCCATACCTTGAAGAAGAGGATGATTTGCAGTACTCCGAATATTAGGAGTATGATGGTTAGAAAGTCAACCATAGCATTATTGTTTTATTTATTCTGAATATAATTCCATATTGTTAATACACTCCTCCATTCTTTTCCATCTATTTTCGAGGTTTGGATATTCTTTGCGTAGAATTTCGAGTGCGTTTTTTCTATTTTCTCTCAATGTAACTCCATCTATTCCAGATGCAACATTAACGAGACTATCTACATATACTTCTTTTTCCATTGGGGTCATATCAGAAATGCTTTTTTGTTTTTGGCTACACCCAACTATCGCTAATGCAGCAGCCACCATTAAAAATAAAATCTTCTTCATAATCTTAGATATTTAGTTTGTTCTTTAATTCATTAAACACATCGGGGTTTTCAAATTCTCCCCAATGATATTTTTTGTATCTGTCCCGGTCGAAGTTATCTTTCTTCTCATATACAAGTAAATAGTCCTTGTCACATAAGACAATAGCAGAAGAACCTAATAGCCGAGCGTATGAACGTGCTTGCAAGAAGGCTGCTTCTATGTCTTGGTTGTTCTTCATGTGAAGTTTGGCTTCAATCAGAACTTTCGCTTTTTCTTCGTCCGGTTTGTTGTCATAGTGCAAGGCGTAATCCGGGAACACCCGATGTCCTCTCCCTGCTTGAATAGGTAACTGCCGGATGAAGTCTTTCTTTTCATACCATCCCATAGAGTTTAATAACGGCTCTAATAACAGTTGCTCCACATCATGTTCATACTCTATAACTATTCCTTTAGGTAATGTCGGAACGTATAGTTTGGGCAGAACATCAGTGTCAAATCCTTTTGCCTTTATCATTCGCAGGAGTTCCGAATAATCCGCGCCACTCATTGACCATCCGTTTACCCCTTGAAAGTTCTTGCGAACAAGCGGATGATTGGAGAAGTATTTATCTTCTCGGAGTTCTTTCAGGCTGATATGTGGAATATCAATTTTATTCCCTATGTAGGTGTTTCCATAGTAATGAAAGAATGGGTCTATCACTCCATCTGTTTGGGCTATCCATACTCGGGTAATTGCACTAATTGGAGCGGTTTCGTAATGAATGAGAATATCGCCTTTCTTTGTTTCTGGATTCGCTTGCCAAAAAGTAGTTCTAAATAATTCATTTTTATCAATCAATCCACCGATACACCATGCTTGTGTTGGCTGTGGAATGTCTGCTTCTTTTTGGGGCATGAAGTTGGGTGCAAAGTCATATAGGAAAGCGCATAATTCTGCTGGAGAAAGCTCATTCTCTGCCCTAAATCGATAAAACACTTCGCATAAACTCCAGTAGTACATACATCTCGCCTTATAGTTTGATTTCTTTGGGATAGACGGTAAATCTATCTCAAACATATCTGCTATCTTATGTAAATCAAAGAAACGGTAAATAAATATATTAGGGAAGAAAAACTCTGGTGCAAAATAATATAATAAGAATGATGTCCATGTTATGCTATTCAACATCATTTCATAGTCGTTGACTGGTATTAGTACTTCATCATTGTCTGTTAACCCACGAAAAAGAACATCTTCATACTTTTCTTTCGCTTCTTCCAGTGTATTAGGTCTTTCCTCATCTGGAAATTCGCAGATATTGTAACACCATAAGCTTTCACTGATGTTTGATATGGATAGTCTGGATTTGTCATCATTAAACCATAACTTCATTCTTGGATTGTATTTGAAAACCAAATCCATCATCGTATCATTGTTGGATGGTTCCTCAAACTCCTTAATAGCTTTTTGTCCGTCAGAAGATTGCTTATATAGGTTCCATGTGTATTGATTGAATTTCATAGTATTAGTTTTAATAGTTTGTATATTAAACTTTTAAACTATCTTCTTCTTGGCCTTTGCAATTCTATCACATTGAAGATTTGCCTAACTTCTGCCAAATCAATAACTCTGTCAGGATACATATCGTTCAAAGAATGTATTGTAATAGTATGATTTTCTACATTATGGTCTATTATTCGTTTTACCAAAATTCCGTCTTCATGTACAATAACGAAATCCCATTTCCGGATATGCAATTTAGACTCTGCCCACAGATATGGAGCTATTTCTCTACAAAGAAGTCTGTCTCCTTCAAGGTAACTCTCTTCGGTTCCATCATTCATACTATCTCCTCTTACTTCAAATGCTACATAGTTTCCTTTAGCTTCGTGGTCTATTATAAAGGGTATAGTAGGTAGTGTAGCTATGTATGCAGCATCTTGAAACCCGCATAAATAACCTGCTTGTGCGTATTGATTCACTAATGGTACGTTTATAATATAGTTTTGGTTTAATGGTATTGCTTCATTCTCAATTGCTAGTTCATTCTCATTACTGAAAAATTGCAGTAGTATTTCAGTATTTGCAGGTGTTGGTTTAGTTTTCCCATTTTTGTAATTACCCAATGTACTTTGTGATATATGGGTCTGTTTTGATATCACGTAGTTAGATAACTTGCTTTCTTTAAGTAACTTAATAGCTTCTTCTGCTTTTTTGAGTAACTCTTCTGTTGTCATGTACTGCAATATTTAAGTATTAATAAAAGCTAAAAACATGCAATATTGCATTGTATTTATTGTAATACTGCAATATTGTAGTATATTTGCATCATCAATCAATCACGTAGCAAAGATAAACTAAATGATTGACGATGCAAATAGTATAAACATATTAAATCACACGATTATGAGCACGAAGAGTTTTTTACATGAAGTTATGAGCCTTGCATGGCAGTTCGTTCGCAAGAACGGTTTCACGATGTCAGAAGCATTAAAGTGCGCTTGGGCTAACATGAAATTGAAATTGCAGATGAAAAGCAAGATTGTGAAATTCTACTTTCAAAAGGTGGACGGTTCTGTGAGAGAAGCCTACGGTACACTAAATGAAAAGTTGATGCCTGCCATTGCTGGTACTGATAACAGAAAGAAGAACGACACCGTTCAAACTTACTATGATACTGAACGCCAAGAGTTCAGATGCTTTAAGAAAGCTAACCTTTTAAAAATTGCCTGATATGAGAAACTATAGAGTATGTGACAGTGTAGAAGCCTACGGGCTTGAAAAGGCTTTGGATAAGGCTTGTATAGACCTTGATAGAGTTGATAAGATGTCTGACACAGAGGCTTGTGCTTTCTGTAATACCGATACCAAAGAAGAGGCCTTAGAGGTTATTCAAGAAGAGATTGATTACATAGAGTTTCAACTTGATAGAATAGCAGTATGATAGAGGCATTGATAGTATTAGGCTGCTTGTATGCAAGTTATAGGCTTTTCAGAAAGCCGGGCGAGAAGTTCTTTTACGATGATTAATCACACGATTATATCACGCACGACAGTCCTATTGACAGCTAAAGACTGGCATCCGATAGCGAGAATCGGGTAGGGTACTATTGATTGGTTCTTTGATAAGTCTGTGAAAGCAATTACGGTGTAATTCATAAGCCGTTTTTGCCAACCAAAGATAACGAACGCACATAAGCAAGTTGGGGCTTGCGAGCTGTGCAATGTTTAACAATTAATAGATGTGTAACCATAGTCTTTGAGGTGTAAGTAATGACGGATTAGGCGGCCGACACGCACATCGACAATATAGCCCTATTGACAGCTAAAGACTGACATCCGATAGCGAGAATCGGGTAGGGTACACAACCGCAGCAAAGGTTAGTGCTACTATCGTACTAAAAGCCACGGGCAAAGCGAAGTGCGCACCGCTTTACCTCATCCTTGTACGGGCGGTAAAATTTAAAATCACACGATTATGGGAAAAAGTATGTATAAATCACGTATGCCATATATAGGTATGCCGGTTAAGTGTAAACATCCCGGATGGGAAAGCAAGATTGGGGCGATTTGCGCCATCAATGGGGATAAAGTAATGGTAGAGTTCGGAAAGCACGATTTTGTAGAATTCTATAGTGATGAACTGGTTGCAATGACGATGTTATGAAGATAATTATGTTCTCTTTTTCGTTGCTTGTACTGCTTTGTATGACAATGATATTATGTAATTCCATAATAAAGGATGGCCCTTTGTACATGACGGGAATCGTGTTGACATCTGCAATGTTTATTTTGTCTGTTATACTTGCAGTGATAACCGGCATGGAGTTACATGAAAAGTGTTAGTATAAACTGTTTTGTCGTGTTTTATTTTGTGTTTGTACTGGGTGTGCCGTCTGTGAAGATAGCGCACCTTTCTTATTGGGGCGTTCGGTGTAATGGTTAACACACCTCATTGGAGGAGACTGGCGGTTCGAGTCCGTCAACGCCCACCAATCATTCTAATATAACATTTATGGAAAAGGTAGAAAGTAAAGAGAAAATGAGAAACATGAAGAGAGGAGCCACGATAGAGCTGCCTATATCTTCACTTGAGACAATCCGCAACAACGTATCACTTCTAAATGCCAAGCATCTTCTTGAGGGTAAAAAATGGGCTTCAAAGTCTTATCCGAAAAAAGGTATTGTCGTTGTAAAAAGGGAGTCATAGTCATCTAACTCATACGATTATGGAACGGGTATTCACAGAACTCACCCCTGAATGCGAGATTACAGCACGGATGTATGCACAAGGGTATGAGAAAAAGGAAATCGCCAATTTCAAATGCCGGGCGGTTAGCACGATTAATAACCAATTGCAAAAGGCTTTTGAAATATTGCATGTACGGAATGGGAGAGAACTTGCAACAATGCTTTATGAACGGATAGCCGGTGTGAGGCTCACGATGGATTTTTCGCCTATAGTCCGTGTGTCCGTCGCATGTTGCTTACTGTGTATATTTTCTTTGTCACTTTACCACGAACAAGGTGATATGAGAAGGTTACGAAGATTTAGAATTGAACATATAGAAAGGGTAAGAGAATGAACATGGAGGATATTTTAAATAGTGGTGCCAATGTTACTTTGACAATAAAGTCCACTGATTTGAAAGAGTTCGCAGAACATCTTGTAAAAAAGACTGTGAGAAGTATTAGAGACTCTTTCATCAGACCGGAAGAGGACTACTTGACCATTAAAGAGGCAAGTCAGATTCTACATACCGATAAGTCAACCTTATGGAGATGGCATAAAATTGGATATTTGTGCAGGTTGGAAATAGGAGGTAAGAGATTGTACCGAAAAAGTGATGTAGATGCTATTCTACAGAAAGAGAATAATTAACCCTTTAAATTTTACGATTATGAGTCTTATCAAAAAATCAAATGAATTAGTAATCCCTACCACAGTGAAAATGATGATTTACGGCCAGGCTGGTATGGGAAAATCAACAGTGGCATTGAGCGCACCGAAACCGTTATTATTGGATTTCGATAATGGCGTTAAGCGTATGAATATGGCGCATTTGGAAAACATAGATACCGTACAGGTCACTTCATGGAGTGATGTTCAACAGGTCTTGCAGGAGGATTTGTCTGCTTATCAGACCATTGTAGTTGATACTATCGGTAAGATGATGGATTTCATCATTACTTATAAATGTGGCAGCCGCCAACCGTCTATCAGGGATTGGAGTGGTATCAATGCGGAGTTTTCATGGATGACACGAACACTTTCGGGGCTTAACAAGCACATCATTTTCGTTGCCCATCGCGACACACGGAAAGAAGGTGATGATACCGTGTTTATCCCTGCCTTGCGTGAAAAGTCCTACAACTCCATCGTTACCGAACTGGATTTGCTCGGCTATATTGAAATGAAAAGCGAAAGAGGTGTTCAAAGACGCACTATAACTTTTGACCCGACTTCAAGAAATGACGGTAAGAATACATGCAATCTTCCTTCAGTGATGGAAGTTCCTACCATCCTTGACAAGAATGGTAATCCAACCGCAAAGAACGACTTTATCACCGCCAAGATAATCAATTCGTATTTGGGTATGCTTGCTGCCAAGAAGGAAGCGCAGGAAAAGTATGACAAGGTGATAGAAGAAATAAAAGAAAGCATTGAATTTATCACCGATGCCAACTCCGCTAATGAGTTCGCTTCACATATCAATGAGTTTGAACACGTTGGTAGTTCTTTGATGATGGCGAGAAATTTGTTTACTGCAAAGGTAAAGGCTTTGGGACTGGTATTCAATAAGGAAACTAAAATCTACTCAGATGCAGCCTAACTATCGTATATATGCAACATTGTTGGATTCTTACTTCAATTACCTTAATAGCGATGTCATATATGAGCGTTATTATGGGTGGAGTGAGAATCCACCATATACGGAAGAAGAGTTTCGGCAGAAGCAGTTTCAAGAACTGATAGACCGGATTAACCGCAGGCCATTCGACAGCGAAGCGGCAGACAAGGGAACAGCCTTTAATGAGGTTATTGACTGTATGGTTGAAAATCGGAAATCCGAAACGGTGCAGGTTGAAAAGGTATATAAGGCAATACGCGAAGGAGCTTGTGACGAAACAGGTAAACCTTTGTATTACGATGAGGTTCAGACCAACGAGGTTATAGGTTTGAGAGTTACCTATAATAATCGTGTTTTTACTTTCCCAATCTCACTTTGCCGAGAGTTCGCCGGTTACTTCAAAGGAGCATTGACCCAACAAAGGGTAGAAGCGATTCTTTCAACCGCATACGGCAATGTTTTGGTTTATGGGGTGATTGACGAGCTGATGCCGGCCAGCGTCCACGACATCAAAACAACTGGAAGCTATACCGTAGGGAAGTTCAAAGACCACCATCAACATTTGGTTTATCCTTACGCTTTGATGAAGAACGGTTCGGATGTACGGACATTTGAGTACAACATTGTAGAGTTCAATAAAGGCGGTTTTGTGGTAGATACCTATACAGAAACATACGTTTTCAATCCAGAACGTGATATTCCTATTCTCACTAATCATTGTGAGGAATTTATCCGGTTTTTGGAAGAAAACAGAGAACTTATAACCGATAAAAAGATTTTTGGAGGAGAAAATTAATGGCAAACCAAATAACCGGACGGATAATCGAAATCGGACAAACCGTTCAAATACCATCCAAAAACGGTGGTTCCTCATTTATAAAACGGGAGTTTATTTTAGATGCTACCACTTACGACCCTTATACGGGAGAGCGTAGCGAGTATGAGAACATTATTCCCTTAGAGTTTTCGGGTGACAAGTGTACAGAACTTGACCGCTTTAATCAGGGTGATGTTGTTACTGTATCATTTGTCTTACAAGGGCGTTCTTGGACGAATCAAGACGGAGAATTCAAACGTATGGCGTCTATTCGGTGTTACAAAATAGATGCGCGTGGCGGTGTGTCGCAATCCTCACAAGCTACACTGGCACAGCAACCAATTCAACAACCTACACCGCAACCGACTTATCAGCAACAGCCGCAGAATTTCCCACCTCCGGTTGATGCGAATGGCAATGTAAAGGACGATTTGCCTTTTTAGTGTATGTCCCTTTACGATACTTCAAACCCTTTGCAGAAAGAGCAATTTAAGGCTCGTTCTGCAAAGCTCGCAGAAAGCGGTAAGGTTGTAGAACTCACAGAGAAAAAGCCTAAAAGAAGCCTGCAAAGCAATAAATATTTGCATGTGATTTTAGGTTACTTTGCGTGTGAGACCGGAAACACGTTGGAGTGGGTGAAGCAACAGTATTATAAAAAGCTTGTTAATCCATCCATTTTCATTCGTGAGAGAGACGACAAGTATTTGGGACGGATAAAGATATTGCGCAGCTCTGCTGATTTAGATAGTGCAGAAATGAGTACAAGTATTACCCGTTTTCGTAATTGGGCAAGTGCTGAATGCGGAATATATTTACCTTCTGCTGATGAAGATAGATTGATTCAACTAATGGAAATAGAGATTGGACGAAATAAAGATTATTTATAATGGCAGAAATATGGAAAGATGTTGTCGGATATGAAGGTTTATATCAAGTATCAGACAGGGGTAGAATTAAATCTATATGCAGTTACGTAAGACTACAAAATGGTGAATTAATGAAGAAAAAGCCGCATATCCTTAAACTACAAGATAGATGTGGATATAAATGTGTAAACCTATTCAAAGGCGGACGCTCACATACACTTAACATTCATCGTTTAGTAGCAGAGGCTTTTTTACCCAATCCTCATAGGTATTCAGTTGTAAATCATAAAGATGAAAACAAAAGCAATAACAGCTTGTCTAATTTGGAATGGTGTACTCACGCTTATAATTTGAGTTATGGTACTGCCCAAAGAAGAAGGGCCGTATCTCAAGGTAAAGTAGTTATTCAATTAGATAAGAATGGAGCTTTTATAAAGCGACATTTGACATTAATGGACGCTTGTAGAGATACCGGCATAAATTTTCAAAATATCTCACAATGTTGTAACAACAAAAGAAAAACAGCAGGTGGATATTGTTGGAAATTTGAGGAACAGCAGGAAATACAAAGAAATCAAGAATTTATTTAGTTATGATAGAAACAAGAAAAACAGAAATCAGGTATGTGACATCTGACCCGAAAAAGATGCTCAACATGTACCTTGCAAAACGTGTCCTCAAAACATGGGAGGAATCTTTCATTGATGAAGATACAGGTGAAACAGTAACCATCGAACGGAATGAAATTCTTTTTGACCGTGGCACGCTGATAGACCAAGACACTTTGGCGAAAATTCGTTTCAGTATGGAAGCTGACGGCATTAAGGAAGTGGAAGTCAGCAACCAGAACCGCTTGGCATTCGAGAACGAGAACAAATTCTTATATCCCTATCTTGCACAGGCACAAATAGGGGACAAGAAACATAAGTTCCTGCTGTATGCCACCGGATTGGAAAATTCTTGTAGTATCTTGAAAGATTACATCGAACTAAACTATATGTTCGGATTCACCTTGACAATGGTCAAGGAGTTCGATTCTTGCGTGATTCTTACTGACAATTTGAAAGAACGCAAGGTAGATGATGCCACCCTCGAAGAATTAAAAGATACATTCCTTTTAAACGATTCTGTAACGGAAGAAGATGAAGAAGAGGGAGATTCCAAGCCCAATGAAAAGAAATTCTATCAGATTGAGACGAAAATCACATTCACGGATGGGGAGAATGAAGACGAGAGAGTTCAGACTTTTGTCGTGAACACCTTCAACGTTGACAGAGCAATGATGCTTATTACCCACTATCTCAAAAACAAAGAGGAAGAATGTGAGAAACAAGCCAAAGAAAAGGGACATGAGTTCAGAAAGAGGGAAATCCATACAGCCATTGAATCTGCTAAACCTATCCCGGTCGGGCGTTTTATTCCGAAAGAGTTTTCAATGGCTTATATGGAATAACTTTGTTAACCTGCCTGCTCGGTCTGTGAAGATATGGCAGGCGAACATGGAGAAGTGACGGAATTGGTAGACGTTAATCAAGATGTGAGGTGCAAAATTCCAGGATAACCGTTAATAACCAAGCCGGCAACCTGCGAGACATCTTAGGTAGAATGATTTAAAATCATATAACCGCAAAAACACCACTCGTCCCGGTTCGAGCCCGGGCTCTCCACATAAATGTGAGCCACACATAAATGGCAAGGGTTAGTAAATAATGGTTGTGCCCCGGAGAATACGCTTCGGGGCTTTTAATGGAAAATTATGGATGAATTATTAACTGGTAAGATTTGCCCTTATTGCGGTAGGTCTACTGAATACGTGGATAGTTCTGTAATCTACGGACGCTCCTACGGTATGATTTACCTCTGCCGAGATTGTAGGGCTTATGTCGGAGTACACAAGGGTACAGACCAGGCGTTAGGGCGTTTGGCAAACGCGGAACTAAGGGAAGCCAAGAAAGAAGCCCACTTCTACTTCGACCAGGTAGCTAAGACCAATCTTATCAATAAAATTTGGAAGAAACATATCCCCAACACTTCAAACAGAAACAAAGCCTACCTGTGGCTATCCAATCAACTGGGCATACCACGTGAGCTTTGCCATATCGGAATGTTTGATGTGGAGGATTGTAAACAAGTTGTTGAACTGTGTAAACCAATAATAGAAAACTATGGAAAATAAAGCAGTAGCATTTATAAAATCAAACGAATGGTTTAAGTCCACTATGGTAGAGCATGGAACGCATAACGGATATGTGGCTGTTCCCTCTGCGAACAAATATCATGGAATGTCTTATTTTGATATTGATGATATAAGTGTACATGGAGGTATCACATTTTCAGAACCGGCAATAAGCGGTGAAGAATCTATCGGAAGCAAAAGGAAAATTAATTCCAAGTATGTCGGAAAAAGAAATCCCATATTGGATGATGTGGAATTCATTACCGATAATACGGAAATAGGTGATGACTGGTGGATATTCGGGTTTGACACATTCCATTATGGAGACAATGAATATGACTGGGACAAACAAGCCGTCGTTCAAGAGACAAGGTACTTGATGAAACAATTGGACAAATAGACAATGCCGTACTACATAAAACGAAAGGCTAAGAAGAAAGACAAGCCTTTACCTCTGTTTGATAAAGCAGGGATAACAGTAAAGAAGAAGCCGGATTTGAAAGCTAAGCTCGACAAAGAGTTTTCCCTTTTCATCCGGCTTCGTGATTGTATGCCAAACGGTTCCTTCCGATGTATATCATGTGGACAGATAAAGCCGTTTACACAAGCGGACTGCGGGCACTATTTCAGTCGTACACATTTGGCAACACGGTTTGATGAGAATAATTGCCATGCCGAATGCCGGCACTGCAACAGGTTCAAAGCCGACCATTTGGAAGGCTATCGGGTGAATCTAATTGCTAAAATCGGTCAACAGAAATTTGACTTGCTGAAAGTGAAAGCTGCCGGCACTTCCAAAATGACTGATTTTGAGTACGAACAGCTAATCAAGTATTACAAAACACTTAATAAAAAGTTACGAAAGGAGAAAGGGCTATGAGTTATGTATTACGAGATTACCAACAGAAAGCCTCTGATGCTGCCGTTTCTTTCTTCAATAACAAGGCGAAGAAAACAAATGCTATTATGGTGTTACCTACGGGCAGCGGAAAGTCGCTTATCATAGCGGATATAGCTGCAAGGCTTGACGGTCATACCTTGGTGTTCCAGCCCTCGAAGGAAATACTCGAACAGAATTTCAAGAAACTCTGTTCATACGGTATTCTTGATTGCAGTATCTATTCAGCATCCTTTAACTCAAAGGAGATAAGCCGGATAACATTTGCCACCATCGGCAGTGTAAAGAATCATCCCGAACTGTTTACCCACTTCAAGAACATCATTGTGGATGAATGTCATCTTGTAAACCCCAAAGAGGGAATGTACAAGGATTTTTTTGATGCAGTGAAGTGTAAGGTTCTTGGACTGACAGCAACGCCATACCGTTTAAGCTCCAGTCGTGATTTCGGCTCCATGCTGAAATTTATCACTCGGACAAAACCTCATGTCTTTTCAGAGGTCATTTATCATGTACAGGTATCAACCTTATTAGACATGGGTTACTTGGCGAAGTTGAATTACTATCCAATGAATCCTTCGGGATGGAACGAACTTAACTTGAAAGTAAATACTACTGGTGCCGACTATACGGATAGGTCAGTTCAAAGAGAATATGAACGGATAGACTTCTACGGTTATCTCGTTCATATCGTCCAAAGGCTGATGAATCCCAAAGCCGGAGGAAAACGGAAAGGTATTTTGGTATTTACCCGTTTTCTGAAAGAAGCGGAGCAGCTTACCTGGTCTATACCCGGAGCCGCAATCGTTTCGGGTGACACCCCAAAAGGTGAGCGCGAAAGGATACTTGAAGCGTTCAAGGCTGGTGAAATTCCGGTAGTGGCGAATGTCGGGGTGTTAACCACCGGCTTTGACTATCCGGAACTTGATACGGTCGTTATGGCACGTCCTACAATGTCACTTGCCATGTGGTATCAGATAGTCGGTCGTGCCATCCGTCCGCATCCTTCCAAAGAATGTGGCTGGATTGTGGATTTATGCGGTAATATCAAACGTTTCGGAGAGGTGTCGGACTTACGGTTGTTTGATAGCGGAAATGGGAAATGGGCTGTATTCTCTAACGGAAGGCAATTAACTAACGTGAGATTCTAAGACTATGGACGAAGGATTTTTGAGGCTAAGCCGCAAGTTTTTCTCGAATGAAATGTGGAAAGTAGCCCGTAAGTTTTCGGAATGCGAAGCGTGGCTCGACTTGATTCAGAGCGCACGATTTGAGGCAACCGACAAGGCGTACAGCGAACTTATCGGAGGTCGGGAAATCTCTTATACAAGAGGTCAATATCCAGCATCCGTATCGTTTTTGATGAAGCGTTGGCAATGGTCTGAAAAGAAAGTGCGCTATTTCCTTGCCAAACTTAAAAAAAGAGGTATGATAACGACTTGTAATAAACAAGGTATGACCGTAATTACTTTATGTAACTATGATGAATATAATCCGGTCAAGGGCAGGCAAAGAGACGTAGATAAGGGCATAGACAACAACAAAGAAATCAGCGGATTAAATCATGCTTTGGGCGAACTAAGGGCAGAGTTAAGGGCAACCGCAGAAAAAATGGCTCAAAAAATAGAAGAATTGGGGCAAGCCAAGGGCAATAATAAAAAGAAAGATGAAGAAGATAATAATATTCCCCCCACACCCCCCAAGGGGGGAGGCAAGAAAAATAAGCCTAAAGAGATTAATTCAAAAGCACGTTTGCTATTTGAACAGCATTTTAGGGAAACCTTCGGGGCTGACTACTACTGGACAGCCAAGGATGCCGGGGCTATGTCCCAGCTCTTGAATAAACTCAAATTCCAAAGAGAGCAAAAGAAAATGGACGTTTCCGATGATTCTCTGTTGTATGCCCTTCAATACCTTCTTTCCTCGGTCAAAGAGGGGTGGATATTTGATAATTTCAGCGTAACTAATATCAATTCTAAATTTAATGAAATCGTAGCACAAGCTAAAAATGGAAACAATCGGAAACCTGATACAAAACCAGACGAAAGTTCTGCCGGTATCAAATCAATTGTCTTCGGTAAATAAGGCTAATCAGAAGCAATGGAGCAGGGAGCAGATTGACATGTATTGGCGCAACCAACTCGTAGTTTCCATGAAATCCGTTTCCCCGGCCTTTACAGTTGATGACAGCAACCGCCAACTGCTGAAAGCCCTTTATCAATGGGTTTGGGGGATTCCCGGAATATTAGATGTAAGCAAGGGATTATTATTACACGGCTCTATTGGGGTGGGCAAGTCCACTTTGCTGAAAGGGCTACAGAACTATGCGGCAAAAATCGCCCGCTATTGTATTGGCGGCGCGGATGCTGGATTGACCTTTCAGTTCACCAGTGCTGCCGAGATTGCCTTGCTGTTTGCCGAGAAAGGAATTGTCGGGTTAAACCAATACACAGACAGGTCATGTATGCACAATCTTGCCATTGACGAGGTGGGTCGGGAACCTATGGATGCCAAACACTTTGGTACGGGCATCAATGCCATTCAGACCGTCTTGCAACTGCGCTATGAGCAGAGATATTGTTTCTACACCCACATGACTACCAATCTGGACCCGAACAAGGAGTTTTCCCAACGGTATGGGGATTATATTGCCGACCGGGTGAAAGAGATGTTCAATGTAATTAAAATTGAAGGTGAAAGCCGAAGATAATGGCAAAGAAAAAAGATATACCACCTGCACCCGTCCGTTGCCGCCAATGCTCATACTCCAGAGATTTTGTAGGGAACTCTTGTCTATGCAAGGCCAAGGACCATAGGGTGTGCGCATGTGACCGCTACGGCAGGATATGTGACAAATTCAAGAAGAAATAATTTTATGGACGTAGGACTTGAAAAGAAAATCGAATTATTGGAGTAGCAGCGTGACAACGCACTGCGCCTGCGCTGCCCGTTGGTGGCAAAGAAGTACCAGCGAATGATTGATGAACTTGCAAGAAAAAGCAGAAACAATGAAACCAAAGAAAGATTTGATTAAAGTTGCCGAGGCTGATGGCAGCATAGACAGATTGAACAGCCTTCTTTCAGCCGCACACATACTGAACTGCGAAGCCAACATGCTGGTAGAGGAAGCGGCAGACCTGATGAACGCCAAAGGGTTACTACTCGGAAATTTGAAAAGGATTCATAACAGCTTTGTCAAGAGCGCCGACATGTACTTCCTGGAATTCTCCTCACTCGTAGAGACAGAGAAATCGAAGATGGATATGTTCAGGGACATGGACGACTTCGACGCCAAGTTCCGCGAGTGGGTAAAATTACCGTCTGATTGGAAACCTAAAGAAGTGAAACAATGAAATTATTGAAAGAAATAGCATAATGAAAGAATATATAGAATTTCTGAAAGACAAGATGGCCATCAGTCATCAGACCGGGTTCGAGGTCAATCCGGATGAACTGACACCGTCGTTATATCCCCATGTGAAAGATACTGTTCGTTGGGCGGTGTCCGGTGGTTGCCGTGCGATATTCTCCAGTTTCGGTATGCAGAAAACCGTAACCCAGTTGGAGATACTTCGGGTAGTCCTGAAACACAAAGGCGGCAAAGGGCTGATAGTTTGTCCCAAGCGTGTAGTGGTCGAGTTCCTTACACAAGCGGAACAACATCTGCACATGAAAGTGACCTATGTACGAACTATGGCTGATGTGATGATATGCCCGACTGACATCATGGTTACGAACTACGAGCGTGTGCGCGACGGTGAAGATGGTGTAAGAATAGAACCTTCCTCCTTCACCGCAACATCATTGGATGAAGCGAGCGTATTACGTGGTTTCGGTACCAAGACCTACCAGGAGTTCCTTCCCTTGTTTGCGGATGTTCCCTACCGCTTTGTCGCCACCGCCACGCCATCGCCCAACAGATACAAGGAGCTGATACATTATGCCGGTTATCTCGGTGTGATGGATACCGGGCAGGCGCTTACCCGTTTCTTTCAGCGTGACAGCACGAAGGCGAATAACCTTACCCTTTATCCGCACAAGGAGAAGGAGTTCTGGTTGTGGGTAAGTACATGGGCGTTGTTCCTCACCAGACCGTCCGACCTTGGTTACCCCGATACCGGATATGAATTGCCGGAACTGCGTGTACATGAAGAAGTGGTTAGTGTTGATAACTCCACTGCCGGAACCGACCGTGACGGACAAGTGAAGATGTTCCGTGAGGCTGCTCTCGGACTTGCCGACGCAGCGAAAGAACGTCGGGACAACATGCAGGAAAAGATTGCCCGTGTGGTGGAAATCATTAACCGTCCTGAAAACAAAGACGACCATTTCCTTTTATGGCATGACCTGGAGAATGAACGGAAGGCTTTGTGTGACGCCATACCCGGATGTAAGGCTGTGTACGGCTCGCAGGATGATGAGGAAGCCGACGAAGTGATAGCGGACTTTAAGGACGGCCGTCTGAAATATCTGGCTGCCAAACCGGAGATGCTTGGTGAAGGTTTGAACTTCCAGTACCACTGCCATAAGGCAATCATGTTCATTGACTACCGTTTTAACGACAAGTTCCAGGCGATAGCCCGTATCTACCGTTTCATGCAGCAGCATCCGGTTGACCTTTATCTGGTCTATGCGGAAAGTGAGGGAGAGATATACAAGAGCTTCATGCAGAAGTGGGCGCAACACCGCGAGATGGTAGCCAAGATGACCGATATAGTCCGCGAGAACGGTTTGTTCGGCTTGCAGGCAGAGGAGAAGATGATGCGGTGGATGTTTGCCAGCCGGGAAGAAAAGTCCGGTAAACTTTGGAGGGCCATAAATAACGACAATGTTCTTGAATGTCAGACTATGGAAAGTAATTCGGTGGACTTGATTGTAACCAGCATCCCGTTCTCCAACCACTATGAGTACACTCCGACCTATAACGACTTCGGGCATAATGAGGACAACGGCAAGTTCTTCGAGCAGATGGATTATCTTACACCGGAGCTTATGCGTATTCTTAAACCCGGTAGGTTAGCTTGCATCCATGTGAAAGACCGTGTTTTGTTCGGCAACGCCACTGGTGACGGTATGCCCACCATCGACCCGTTCAGTGAAATGACTGTATTCCACTACATGAAACACGGGTTCCGCTACATGGGGCGCATCACGGTGGATACGGATGTGGTAAGGGAGAACAACCAGACTTATCGGCTTGGATATACGGAGATGTGCAAGGACGGTTCAAAGATGGGTATCGGTTGTCCTGAGTATGTCCTTCTTTTCCGCAAGTTGCCTTCCGACACCTCACGGGCCTATGCTGATTTGCCGGTGACCAAGAACAAAAGCGAATATTCGTTGGCCCGTTGGCAGATAGATGCCCATGCAAGTTGGAAATCTTCTGGTAACTCTCTATTGAGCTATGAGGACATGAAAGGAGCCGGAATAGATAAGATACGCCACCTATTCAGGAACTACGAGCGTGGGCACGTCTATGATTATGAGGAACACGTATCATTCGCCGAAGAGCTGGAGGCATACGGAAAACTGCCAAAGACATTCATGGCCGTTGACCCGGTAAGCAAGAAGCCCTGGATATGGGATGATGTCACCCGGATGCGCACGCTCAATACCAAGCAGTCGCAGAAGAAACGGCAGAACCACATCTGCCCCCTTCAGTTAGATATTGTCGAAAGATTGATTGAACGGTATTCAAACAGGGGTGAACTGGTGTTTGACCCCTTCGGAGGTATCGGCACTGTTCCATATTGCGCTATCAATCTGGGGAGGAAAGGTCTGTCTACCGAACTCAATTACGACTACTGGAAAGATAGTCTTTCATATCTGTATGAGGCAGAGATGGAGGTCAGCGCACCCACATTGTTCGACTTAATGAAT